TGGATCCCGATAAATACACTCAATCCAAGAAAGTATATGAGCAATTCTGGAAAAACGTATCCAATGAGTTCATCAATCCACAGGACTATATCAATGCATCTGACGTATGTCAGAGTTGTCATAAGGGCGAGTTAGTACCTCAGGATGAAGAGGGAATTCTAATCTGCAACAATAACCAGTGTGGTAAGTTCATAACCTATATCGTAGACAGCTCTAAACCCAATAACAAGGAACCGCCGAATGAAGTGTCATATACGGCCTATATTCGCCTAAATCATTTCAAGGAGATCTTGTCGCAATTTCAGGCGAAAGAGACTACACAAATACCGGAGGAGGTTATCGAGGCTATTCGCGCGCGAATAAAAAAAGAGCGTATTAAAGACCTTTCTATCCTAAACTATACCAAGATGCGCGAGATTTTGCGGAAACTGGGGCTAAACAAATATTTCGAACATATTCAATATATCAATTCGATGTTTGGTATCAAACCGCCCGTTATGAGTGAGGAGCTACACGAAACCCTGTGTGTACTCTTTATTGAGATCCAGAAACCGTGGGCTACACACTGCCCTCCCGATCGTACTAATTTCTTTAATTATACGTATACGTTGTATCAGTTGTGTGTTTTATTAGATCAAACCCAGTATTTGCCTTATATTCCATTAATGAAGGATCAACAGAAACAGAAATCAACGGATTTAATATGGAAGAAAGTGTGTAATGACTTGGACTGGTGCTTCTTTCCGACGATTTAATGTATAACCTAGATTGTATGTAAAATCTATGTTATATTGCGTTGAACATGGAGTGTGGTTATAGACCTCCAGGGAATCCGACCAGGTTGGCACCAATACCGAAGCCGGCACCACCGCGGGCGGAACCAGCCATCGAAGGAACGAAGACGTCCAATACGCTAAAGGTGGCGGCGGCGGTCAAGGCGATAATAACGACCTCCTCCACTTTGAGAGATTGCTTGGGGATGGCATAAGCAGCGATGGCTACCATAAGACCTTCGACAAGATACTTAATGGCGCGTTTTACGAATTCACTGATATCAAAGACGTTGCTCATTATATAATATATATTATACTCTATAAAAAAATGGGAGGATAGAATCATGAAAACGATAGTAGAATCATGGAGAAATAGATTCTTGTAAACGATAGTAGAATCATGGAGAAATAGATTCTTGTAAACGATATTAGAATCATGGAGAAATAGATTCTTGCAAACTATAGTAGAATCATGGAGAAATAGATTCTTACAAAAAACGGCTTAAACCACAATCGATATACATACTCATACAATCGCTAAATGTCCGGATTCGAGAGAAAAGTAGGCCCCGACGGAAAAGAAAATCCTAAATATATCGATCTGTTGGACGAGGACGACGCAGTAGCTGGACAGAAATTCGCATGTCTTTCTTTTGTATCCCCCGAAAAGATCCTAAAGAAGCGCGAAATCTATCTCTTCGACCAATTCGTTAAACAATGGGATTTTGCAAAGTCGATGGAGAAATACTTGGAATTCTGTCATTTTATGGCGTTCAAGTACAATTTGAATGTGGAAGATGTCTTGGCCGATTTCAATGAGTTCTCTAAAGATGAGGAGGCCAAGATCAAGTCGTTTTCCGTATCCGACGATTTCCAAACATTCTTGGACAAGAACGAGACTCGATTAACCGAGGTGTTTCAAAAGGAGAACCAATTCCAGACGTCCACTCGTGGCCTCAAGGTGCGCGGTACATTTGCAACACAGGAGGAGGCCGAAGCAAGATGCAAGAAGCTGCGAAAGGTCGATCCGAATCACGATATTTTCGTGGGTCCAGTTGGAATCTGGATTCCTTGGGATCCCGATGCTTATAAAACTGGGCGTATCGAGTTCATGGAAGAAGAGCTAAACCAATTACATCAGGAGAAGTTGAAAAACGAGGCTCGTGCTAAAGAGGAGTTCGATAAGCGCATCAAGGACACGAAGCGCAAGGCGATTGAAGAGAATATCAAGTTGGCCGAGAAGTCAGGTAATGTCTTGACGCAGACATTGGATGATGAGGGCAATTTGGTGGGTGTTCGCGAGACGGTAGATTTCGAAAGTCGCGAGGTTGCTGAACCCAGTTCAAAGCAAAATGTGTAAATAAATCTTTTTATTAGGGTATTATTTAGGTTATTATTTTTTTCAATGTAAAAAATAATAGTGTATAGTATAATAATGATACAGCAGGACAACCGCAAAGTTCATCATCATTTGTATATATTGGTAATAATCAATTAAATGGACTTACGGGTGGTAGTGTTGGTGCATGGGTTATGACGTCATTTACACATTAATCATACCAAAATGATTTATCTAATAATATTTAGTATAAATCATTTACTTACAATAACGACGATTCACGTACAAATATAAGAAGAAAAATGGTCCAGTCAACATGGCGAGGAGCAAACCGACAGCCTTATCAATCGGTGATCCGCGTTTTGTAAAACAATACAGGGAATAAATGAACGCAATGATGCCGAGTAATCCCCAAATAAAGAAAAATGACAAAACAATAACCTCTGTGGATGCCGATGGATTCAACGCAGGATGACTAGTTGTGGCGGGACTTAATTCATACATTTTCTGTATATACATGTTTGATATATTTTATTATTATGTTGGTCGCTTTGGTAGCCATTACGTAGCTTTTAGTAGCAACGCTTGCTTTTTAGTCGCTACTACGTAGCTTTTAGTCGTAAACTTCACCATTTACTGGTGGTTTTCTTCACATTAATCGCAACAGACGACTTCTTTTTCCCCTTGCTAGGATCATACGCCTCATCTTCATCATCGTCGCCCATCCCCTTGGAAATCTCCCAAAACTCTTTCGAACCCAGTTTGAAATCCGGACGCGTCTCGGCCTTGTACCAGAAGATCTGGTCATGCAGCTTGTTCGATTTCGCATTATTATTGATAACCAAGCACTCGAAGTTCTCCGTAGTCTGGTCCATCACAGAAGAAAAAGACTCCATCGTAGGAAACATCGACGCATAATTCTCCCAAATACGACGGCGATTGGTCATATAAGGTTCGCGCAAAATAAACACATAATCAATATTGGTTCGCAAGTTGGGAGGTATGCCTAAAGGATATTGCATGGTTATAATCAACATGACCTTCCAATGACGTCCGTTCATGAAAAGCAAGCGCATCATTTTGTCTCGCGTCCACGTCTGGTCGTACAAGCAATCGTCCAAGATAACGAAAGCACGGGGGTCGATCGTCGATTTCCGGTACATCTCAATATCTTTATTCATCTGTTTCAAGACCGCACGCTGACGTCGCAACACATTCTCGATCAATACTGTATTGTATTCCTCGTGGATGAACAGCTTGGGAACGTGGCTCGCATAAAACCCGTTTCCCGCTTCTGTACCCGAAATAACCGTACCAATGGGAATGTCCTGATGATGATACAATAGATCGCGCACCAAGAAAGACTTACCCGTATCACGACGCCCAATCATAACAATAACGGGACCTTTATTCTCATCCGCTTTGAAAGTGATCCATCTCATATCGAATTTTTTAAGTTCCAAAGTCATTCTATTTTCTGTGGTGGTTTGTAATACCGTTATACTATTTATTTAGCTAAAAGAACGATTCTCTTATTTGCGAATCAGAAGAGGAGGAGAGCGAACGATTGGTTTATTTCTATAAAATTATCTATTTAGGGATTTCATATCGCCGATACTCATGACATCAACGGGATCTTCACCACCATTCCAAATTCATTACTCTAAACCTGGACCTCCGGTCTTGGACATCGCCAAGAATACAGACGCCTCCATTGGATCATACAATCCCTTTGATATCCAAGATCTACAGTTATACAACCCCGTATATAACCGGTTTTTCGATATGACACACCAAAATTTCGATAAAATTGCTCTAAACCATCGCTACCATATGAAGGATCCCAAACATATCTTGGACATCGAATCCCAAGAGGTCATAGATGCCCCCGTATTTATCAAATTCTCGCCCCTCTTGGACCCGTTTCGATACATGATCGGCAAATACGACGTCAAAGACCCTAGGATGCGAGCTATGCCTCGAATCGACAGTACCGAAGAGACCGCATGTAGCAAGATCTTGTCGCCCCACAACGCCTCTTACGTCGACTGTTTTTTCAACTATTTGGCGTCCAATCTTTTGCACCATCACGGGTTTGTTCACGGGATTGATTTCTACGGTTCTTATTTAGGTGTGCAGAAACAGTTCAAGGTGTGTACTACGGATGATATGGAGTATTTGCAAAACTCAGGGTTTTTCAACAAACATCATGGCGATCTCTTTACCATCGATCATCCCACAATGATGGGTGGGGGTGGATACGGTCTCGAAGGAATTGCGGGATCTAGACGAAACCGTCGCAAGCTGTGTATCGACTCTGCTGCCAGTCATAATGTATCCGCATTTTCGGTGTGTGATTTAGAGACGGAAATCGAACATGCTCCTACGGACCCCAATGCATCAGCAGTGGTGGACATGGTATATACCAAACCAAAGGACGATACCCTGATGGACGAAACCTCCTCGGTTAGTCATGCAGATTCTTCGAGTGATTCGGGGTCTTCCGAAAACAACAGTAGCGAGGGTGAAGATGAGGGTGAAGACGAGGGTGAAGACGAGGGTGAAGAAGGCGATGAAGACGTTTGGACAAGCGAGAGTGAACCTGAAGGCGACGATGATAATCCTTTGGACGAAGACTTGGACGAGGACGAGGACGAAGACCAAGAGGAAGAAGAGATTTACGGATATATCAAAGATTTCCCCATACAAATGATATGTTTAGAGAAATGCGAGGGTACCTTGGACCAACTCTTTGTAAAAAAAGTTATCGACGAAGACCAAGCCGCAAGTGCATTATTCCAGGTTAACATGATCCTCTTAACCTACCAAAAAGCATTCAAGTTTACGCACAATGATTTACACACCAACAATATTATGTGGAAAACTACCGACAAAGACTACCTCTATTACAAATTTCAAGGCAAGGTGTACAAGGTGCCAACTTATGGACGCATCTATAAAATCATCGATTTTGGCCGCAGCATTTACACCTTCCAGAAAAAGATGTTCTGTAGCGATAGTTTCGGACCGGGTGGGGATGCCGCTACACAATACAATTGCGAACCGTTTTTCAATGAGAATAAACCACGGCTGGAACCCAACTATGCGTTTGACTTGTGCCGTATGGGGTCGTCCATATACGACTTTATTATTGACGAAGACGAGGATCCAAGGCGATACGATGAATTCCAAAAGACCATTGTGCGATGGTGCACGGATGATCGCGGAAAAAACGTATTGTATAAAAAGAACGGCGAAGAGCGCTACCCCAATTTCAAATTGTACAAAATGATCGCCCGAACGGTTCACGATCATACACCGGAGGCGCAACTCGATTTCCCCTTCTTGAGTCAATTCTTGGACTCTGAATC